CTGCAATCATGGATCACGGACCAGTGTGGCCTGAATATTGGAACACGGAAGAGTTAGAGAAAGTTAAAGCATCACTACCTGTTGGTAAATGGAACGCGCAATGGATGCAATCGCCAACGTCAGAGGAGGGAGCTATATTAAAACGAGAGTGGTGGAGAGTTTACGGGAAAGAACACATTCCACCTTTACAACACGTTATCCAATCTTACGATACAGCGTTCTTGAAAAAAGAAACTGCGGACTATTCAGCTATAACCACGTGGGGAGTTTTTTATCCCACAGAAGATTCTTCTGCTAACTTAATACTCTTAGATGCTATTAAAGGTAGATACGAGTTTCCTGAATTAAGGCGCTTGGCCCTTCAACAATATAAATATTGGCAACCTGAGTCTGTGATTATAGAAGCTAAAGCTTCTGGACTACCACTGATGTATGAGCTTCGACAAATGGATATACCTGTAATTTCCTTTACACCTAGTAAGGGAAATGATAAACATTCTAGAGTAAACGCCGTAGCACCTCTTTTTGAATCTGGAATGATATGGGCACCAGAGCAGAAATTTGCAGAGGAGGTAATTGAGGAATGTGCAGCATTTCCAAACGGTGACCACGACGACCTTGTGGACTCTACAACACAAGCGATCATGCGCTTCAGGCAGGGCGGATTGATCACGCACCCTGAAGATTATATTGACGAGAAAAAAGACCCTAAACCTAAAAGGTATTATTAATGAAATTTTTTTTGATGGCATTGGTTAAGAAGTTCAGGAAAGAGATGGGAAGATCTCCTAACCCAGGTGAATTAAACTCTCTAAAGAAAACAGCAAAAGATATGGAGATGAAAGATAAAAGCAATGTTATTAAATTTCCAGAAGGTGGCAAAGATAAAGTTAATCCTTTCGAAGATAGACCCACTAAAAAAAGAATTACAAAAGAAACAAGCGATACCCCTTTTACAGACATGGTTCAAAAAGAAGTTGATGGTGTAAAGCTTTATGGTGATGAAACTTTTGGTGAGTTAGATATTATTAGAAAAACAGGTAAACATCCAAGAGGTGAGCCAAAAGCTCAAGGGGGTATTATTGGTCTAGCTAACGGTGGGCCGTCAGACCCAAGCAGAAGAAGATTCATGAAAATATTAGGAGGCCTTGCTGCCATTCCTGTTCTTGGTAGATTTATTAAACCTATTGAACAAGTTGCACCTGTTGCTACAGAAACAGCTAAAGTTGTGCCTTCTTATTTTTTTAAACTTGTAGACAAAATTAAAAGACTTGGTGACGATGAACCTGGTATAACCACAACGCCAAGAGAAACTGGTAAAAGATACAAGGATTATGAACTTGTAGAAGATTTAAACACTGGAGACATTGTTGTTAAAAAAAGAACAGAAGGTGGTGCTACAGTTGGAGACAAAAGTTTTGACACTATCGAATCAGAGGAGGTTATGATCTACAGAGCAAAACAGAAAACAGAAACAGGCACTCTCCCAGAAGATTACGAAGAGTTAACAGCAAGACCCTCTTATCCAGATGGTGATTTAGATGATGTTGAAGATGGTTTAGATAATCTTGATGAAATTTTAAACGAGGTTGGAGAGAAGAGAGCTAAACAAGCAGGTGGTGGTATCGCCTATCTATTAGGAGAATAATGTCTAGTGTATTGAAATTTGTAGACGATCTAGTCGAACAAACTAGTCCAGCAGATGATTTTCCAAGATTAGAAATGCAAGAGGGTGGTCGAATTGGATTTGCCGAAGGATTAGGAGCAAACATATCTCAATACAAATCTAAAGGTAAACAACTTGGATACAAAGTTAGATCAAGAAAATTAGGAGGAACAGAAAAAGTTTTTTCAAAAGAAAAATATGGCTCGCTTGCAAAAGCTTTAAAGGCTGCACAAGAATACAGAAAAGAGGCTTTAAAAGATCTTATAACTAACAAAGACTATTTAAAATTAAGAAACCAACACAAAGAAAAATCTGCTAAAGAGTTTGCCGAATATTTACAAAAAGAAACTACCTTTAAACCTCGTAAAGGAAAAGTATTTGACAGATCTAATGTTAAAAATAGAGATCGTGAAGTTAAGTTTGAAACAACTCGTGCTAAAACAAAAAGAACATTAGCTCCTAAAATAGAAGAAGAAATATATCAAAAGTATTTAAAAGCAGTTAAAGAAGGAAGAAGAGAGGGCATTATGATTGGTTTAGGTAGGGATTACTTACCTGGTCTAACCAGAAGTCAGCAAGAAAAAACTGTATCCCGTATTTTAAAAGAAAAAGGCGTTGATCTCTCTCCTTTTAAAAAAGTAGGCACAGGGAAAAAAGCTGCCACACAAGTAGCTAGAAGAGAGAGACTTGGCACTGCAAAAAAATTAGCAGGTTCCTCTGCTGGTCAATTATCTGATGAAATAATTTTAGATATAAAAAACATGAATAAAACAGTTGCTAATATGTCCGTAAATAATATTGCTAAGAATAAAAAATATATTAACTCAATGAGAATTAATGCAACAATGGATAATTTATCTAAAGGAATCATCCCTTTTAATAAGTATAAAGATCTTTCAGATTTAGAACTTGCTAGTAAAATTAAAGATAGAGCAAAAGCCAATAAATTTTTTGATGTGGAACATATTTCTAGTGTAAAGGGTCAAAAAAGAAATATTTATTATCCAAACAATATTCAAATGGCTCCAGGTCAATTTGGTTCTTTAATGGATAATTTTAAAAGAATTGCTGACGAACAACCTAACAATCCCGTTTTATTGAAAGCAGATAGAGTTTTGTCTCAATATGGTTTAACAGTTAGAAATCCTCAAACTAAACTTAGATTAGGAAATAAGTCTGTCATTGAAGTAAAAGACGGAGTGTCTAATATAGTTAAAAGTAATTTTGAGGCGGTTGATACTACTTTTAAAAAACAAAAAATAACTAAACCAGCACTCTTAAAAGGAACATCAGGCCCAACACTAGGTATGAACCTTGGTTTCTTTCCCGCGTTAAAAACAGCAGGTGAAGTTATAGGTTCACCAGCAGCAGCTTTAGCTTTTGCCACACAAACGGTTAGAGATAATTTGAGAAAAGGTGAAAACCTAGCAGATGCAATTGTTGATCCACTTGTAGGCGCTGAATTATTATTTCCTGAAATTGCTAAAAAAGCAGCACCAGGAGTTATGAAAGGTATTTTAGGTTTAGGTAGAGTTGGTAGAATGTTAACTCCCGCAGGAGCTGCAATCACAGCGGGAGGACTAGCTGTAGATTATGGCAAATTTGTGAAGCGTGAAATTGATAGAATTAAGAAAATGACACCAGAGGAGAGAGAACAATACAATGCAGAAGAGCAAGAACAAATGGGTATAGCAGCCGCAAAAGGCGGATTGATACCACCTAAATCAGGAAAGACACCTCATGGTGACAAAGGCTTGGCTTCTCTAGCTGATTATGATATGACAAACACGGAGTTTATAAATGGCAGATATAGATAAAGGACTCCCTAACACTCGTACTGAAGTAAAAGTTCCTAGTGAAGAAGTCGATGTTAAGGAAGAAATCAAAGAACAGAAACCTATAGAAGTTACACCAGAAGAAGATGGTGGAGCTACAATTAATTTTGAACCAGGGGCCGTGAATATACCTGGCACAGAATCTCATTTCGATAACCTAGCAGATATTTTACCTTCAGATGTTTTAGATCCACTCGGTAATGAACTTAAATCAAATTACATGGATTATAAAATGTCCAGAAAAGAATGGGAGAGATCTTACACAGAAGGGCTTGACTTACTTGGATTCAAATATGAAAATAGAACGGAACCGTTTCAAGGAGCATCGGGGGCCACGCATCCTGTTCTTGCAGAAGCGGTAACACAGTTCCAAGCTACAGCATACAAAGAGTTATTACCAAGTGACGGTCCAGTTAGAACACAAATTTTAGGTGTAACAACACCACCAAAACAACAACAAGCTCAACGTGTTAAAGATTTCATGAATTATTTAATCATGGATCAGATGAAAGAATATGAACCAGAGTTTGATTCTATGTTATTTCATTTACCGTTAGCTGGTTCTACGTTTAAAAAAGTTTACTACGATGATTTATTAGGCAGAGCTGTTTCTAAGTTTGTGCCCGCTGATGATTTAATCGTGCCTTACACAGCTAATAGTTTAGATGATGCAGAAGCTATTATTCACGTTATAAAAATTTCAGAAAACGATTTAAGAAAACAACAAGTAGCAGGGTTTTATTCTGATGTAGATTTAGGACCACCTGCTATGTCTACAAATGATGATGTTTCTAAAAAAGAAAAAGAATTAGAAGGCACTAAAAGATCTGGAAAACAACAAACTATGTACAATCTTCTGGAATGTCATATTGATCTAGATCTAGAAGGCTTCGAAGATATTGGTACAGACGGGCAACCGACTGGTATCAAGCTACCTTACATCGTTACGATCGAAGAAGGTAGTGGAGTAGTTCTTTCGATAAGAAGGAATTACGCGCCCAATGATCCATTAAAACGAAGAGTTCAATATTTTGTCCACTTCAAATTTCTGCCTGGACTAGGATTCTACGGATTTGGATTAATACACATGATTGGCGGATTGAGTAGAACTGCAACAGTCGCTCTCCGCCAATTATTAGATGCAGGGACATTATCTAATTTACCTGCAGGGTTTAAACAAAGAGGTGTTAGAGTTAGAGATGAGGCATCACCAATACAACCAGGTGAGTTTAAAGATGTAGATGCACCAGGCGGTAATTTACGTGAAGCATTCTTCCCTCTACCTTACAAAGAACCATCAGCAACTTTATTACAATTGATGGGTATTGTAGTTCAAGCTGGTCAAAGATTCGCGGCTATATCTGAATTACAAACGGGTGAAGGCACACAGAATGCAGCTGTCGGAACAACGATCGCTCTTTTAGAGAGAGGATCAAAAGTTATGTCAGCAATACACAAAAGATTATATAACTCTATGAGAAACGAATTTAAAATATTATCTAGAATTATTTCTACTTATCTACCAAAAGAATATCCATACGATGTTATTGGTGGAGCAAGAATTATTAAACAAGCAGACTTCGATGACAGAATAGATATTTTACCTGTAGCTGATCCTAATATTTTTTCTATGTCACAAAGAATTACATTAGCACAAACACAATTACAGCTAGCCACATCTAATCCACAAATTCATAATTTATATTCGGCCTACAGAAACATGTACGAAGCTATTGGTGTTAAGAATATTGATCAAGTATTACCACCTCCTGCTCCAGTGCAAGCGATGGATCCAAGTAGAGAACATATTATGGCTTTATCAGGCAAACCTTTCCAGGCTTTTCCTGGTCAAGATCATAGAGCACATATCACAGCACACTTAAATTTTATGTCAACAAACATGGTTAGAAATAATCCTGCTGTTATGGCTGCCATACAGAAAAATATTTTAGAACATATTAGTCTAATGGCACAAGAACAGATACAATTAGAGTTCAAAGAGCAACTAGAACAACTCGCAGTGTTAAGACAGACAGCTCCAGTTGATCCACAAGCTTCACAACAGCTAAATTCTGTTGTTCAAAACATAGAATCTAGAAAAGCGGTGTTGATTGCAGAGATGACACAAGAATTTATGATGGAAGAAAAGAAAATTACATCACAATTTGACTCTGATCCACTTCTAAAATTAAAAGCGAGAGAGGTTGATCTACGTGCAATGGAAAATGAACGTAAAAAAGTTGCAGATGAGGCAAAAGCAGACCTTGGAAGAGCAAAATTAATGCAAGCTAAAGACATTTCAGAAGAAAAAATGGATCAAAATGAAAGATTAGCTAAATTAAGAGCTGGAGTTAGCCTTGCAAAGGCTGATAAACCAGGTATAACTGCAATAGAGGTAGAAGAATAATGCCACTAAATGAAAAAGGCCGTAAAATCATGAAGTCCATGAAAAAACAGTACGGTAAAAAGCGTGGCGAAACAATTTTTTACGCTTCAAAAAATAAAGGCGTAATTAAAGGTGTTGAAAAGAAAAAAACAAGGAGAAAAAATGCAAAGACTAGATAAAATTAAGCCAGTTAAAGTAGGCGAACAGCAAGTTGAGATAGATCCTAGATCTAAAACAACAGCTGACAAAGCTTTTAACTATATTGGTACAGGGAAACCTGAATTACCAGTAGGTGGACAAAAAAGAATGCTGGCTGAAAAGAAAAGAAACTCAAAGGCGTACTAATGGCTTGGTTCAGTTTAGCAAAAATTGCTTTGCAGGCTGGAAGTAAAATTTATTCCAACCGCCAAAAGACAAAGATGGCTATGTCTGATGCACAATTAATGCATGCAGAAAAGATGGCCCGAGGTGAGGAAGCTTACCAAGGCAAATTGTTGGAAGCTAGACAATCTGACTGGAAAGACGAATTTGTGTTGGTAATTTTAAGTGCTCCGATTGTAGTGCTTGCTTGGGCGGTCATAAGCGACGATCCGCAGGCTATGGAAAAGGTAAAACTTTTCTTTGAATACTTCTCGACGCTCCCTTCATGGTTCACAAACCTGTGGATTTTGGTTGTCGCGAGTATTTTTGGTATAAAGGGCACACAAATATTTAGAAACGGTGGTAAGAAATAATGTCTAAATATTATAATGCCTATAAAGCAGTTAAACCACTTGCTAAAATAGCTGGCCAGAAAACTGTAGGTGCTGTTAAATCAGCAGCAAAAAAAGCTAAGGCTAAAGCTTCAGAATTTAATATCAAACAAGGCTACAGAAAAGCAAAAGAAAAACTTGATAAAACGTTAAATAAAACAGATGCAATTCTTAAAAAATTTGGTAAAACTATAGACAAACAGAAAAAAATTATGGGAGATAAATAATGCCTAATAAAAGATATAACAAACAAATTTTTAAAATGGCTGATGGTGGATCAATCAGCCCTAAAGACATTGAAAAGATGACAGAAAAAGCAAAACCTGCAGTGGAACAAGCTTTTAGTATACTTAAAAAATTTAAAGAAAAAAAAGATAAGAAAAAACAAATAAAGGGTGATTCAGGAAAACAAAAGAAAAAAGCACCTTTTGATGCAAAAGATAAACCAAAATCTATTAGAGAAAAAATAGCACCAAAGAAAAAAATGGATAGATTAAAAGAACTTAGAGAGGAATTAAAACAAGATGGTGGACCTATAGGAGCGATGGGTCAACGAGCTGCACCAAGAAAGTCTCAATACATAACTAGAAAAGAAAAACCTAAATACATAACTAAAAAAGAAAAACCTCAATACATAACTAAAAAAGAAAAACCTAAATACATAACTAAAAAAGAAAAACCTAAATACATAACTAAAAAAGAAAAACCTCAATACATAACTAGAAAACGAAAAGAATCAGGTAGACAAATGGGAGGTGGACCTCGTGACTAAACTTTGTCCAAGAGGAAAAGCAGCAGCGAAAAGAAAATTTAAGGTATACCCTAGCGCCTATGCTAATGCCTACGCATCTAGAATATGTGCTGGTAAAATTAAAGATCCATCTGGTAAAAAAAGAAAAGATTTTAGAGGACCTAAACCTAGCAAAGCTATGGGTGGTAGAATAAGAAAAATGGGCGGAGGCATGATGCAAATGCCTAGAGCAATGTATAAAAAAGGTGGTAAATCTTTCCCAGATCTTTCAGGTGATGGCAAAGTTACGATGAAAGATGTTCTTATGGGAAGAGGAGTTATTCCACGAAAAGGTAAAAAAGGTGGTGGCTTAATGGAAGCAACATCTAGATTAAAAGCTCAAGGTTTAAAAGCTGGAGGCGTAGCTAAAGGTTGTGGAGCTGTCATGAACGACAGACGTAAAGTTACTAAAATGTATTAACATGGCTGGTCTAAAGACATGGTTCGATCAAAAATGGGTAGATATTGGGAGCAAGCGAAAAGATGGATCGTTTGCAAAGTGTGGCCGTTCAAAACAAAA